TTGACGACACGGGTAAGTTGCTATTCCGGAGTATACATAACCACGGGGGCGAACCGATCGAACACCCGATGAAGGTTATCATATCCCGCAATCAACCGACGGCAACGAACCCGTACGGCAAGTCAAATCTGGAACAGTGTTACTGGCCTGTTCAGATCAAAAAGACTAACCTTGAATTCTGGCTTCTCTTTGCCGAACGCTATGGTATGCCGTGGCCTACGATCACGTATAACCCTGTGTTCTTTGAAGAAGATGGTAAGGTTCAGGAACTTGCGAACACGGTACTTGAAATGTATCAGGACGGTATCCTTGTTCTCCCTGAATCGGTATCGGCCGATGTCAAGTCAACGGGTTCAAGTTCGAACTCCGCTATCTACAGAGAAGCAATCGAGTACGTCGATAGTATAATCACGCAGATATGGTTAGGGCATGACGGGGCAATGAACGGAACGCCGGGAGCATTGGGGGACCAAGAGACGGCCGTTCAGGTTCGGGAGGATATCGTAGTCAGTGGGGCGCGCCTTGTCGAACAGTTCTTTTTCACGTTGATCAATTATATCAACGTGATGAACTACGGACTCGAACCGGAGCGACTTCCATGGATCGAGCTTCGCAAAAAGGAGAAGTTCGATATAAACATTCTGAACCGGGATACGGGACTTGCAAAGGACCACGGCATAATCTTCAACAAAGAGTATTACGCGAAGACCTACGGTCTGGAAATTGACTCATTCAAGATTCCGAGTATATCGTCTAATCAGGTACGCTTTACCGTCGGCGGTCTCACAACCCTGTACCAGTATCAGGTAGCTTATGCAAGCGGAATGCTTCCCCGGAACATCTGCATTAATGCGGCAATGACGGCGTTTGGTTATGACTATCCGGATGCACTCGGCCTGTTCCCTGCCGATTCGTTCGGAGTGTCCGCACCCGTTGCACCCGGACCGGGATTTAATCGCACCCTTCCGGAGGGTGATGTTCCGAAGCAACTCGACAACAAACGGTTTGCCGTTGAATTGGGCGAAGGATTAACCCAACCCCAAGCGGCAACGGAAACCGTGCTTGGGGTTGCACTTGACGAACGGGAAGTGTCGGCAACGGTTGCGCCTATGGTCGACGCAATCAAAGAGAGACTATCGGGAATGTCCGCCAAAGAGATAGAGGAATTCCTGTTGACTCCAGAAGCGTTCGATATGATCGATACGGGTAAGTTGGAATCAGATGTTATACAAAGCCAGTTCCTTGCAGCGATTGCGGGAGCGGTGGCGGAGGTCGAATAGCCCATAACGTTATACCCTCAAATTTGCACAGAATCAGCCCATAACGTTATACCCCCTCGAAATCTTCAAGAAAACGGACATACGATAATGAACCTGAACCCGATTGATTTCCGTGCGGCATTCAACCTACCCCCGGAAGAAGCCGTTAAATACCTTGCCAGTAAGGGATACAAGATAACCGACACGTGGCGTGATATGTTGGACCGTGCGCATAACACGACGTTTACCAGTGCGGGAGTTCTCCGAATGGATATACTGACGGAGTTACGTAATTCCCTCGTCGATGCCGTCGGCACGGGTCTAACTGTCGAGCAATGGAAAGAGGAATTAGAGGACCGGCTTGCATCGATCGGAGTAGGCGATACGATAACGCAGCCGACGGAAGACGGGGGAACACGAACGGTCAAGCTGACCCCCCATCGACTGGAAACCATATTCCGGACGAACGTACAATCTGCACTATCGGCCGGACAAATGATACAACAAAACGAGTTCCTGAATGAACGACCGTACAGACGTTTCAACTTTGTTAACGATTCCAGACAATCGGATATATGCCGTAAACTTGAGTCGGTCATCGGCGGCAAGGTATTGCACCACAGTCACCCCCTGCTTAAACGTGCAATCGGACCGAATCACTATCAGTGTCGAACTACTGTTTCAAGTCTCTCCGAGAGTGAAGTTCGTCGTAAGGGGTTAAGTATACTTGACGAGGATACGGGTAGCGACTGGCAAGCATCCGAAGGGTTCAACAAAACCCCATTGGATGAATACGAACCGGACGTAAGTAAATATCCCAAGGGGCTAACACAAGCGTATCGAAACTTCCTTGTCAAACGTCGGCAGGAAACCGACGAACGTTCGCGGGAACGGGGGGTGCTGTGATATGGCTAAGTTATCAGAGATACAAGTTCAGGCCGACGAGCTACAAAGAGCATTAGCGAAAGCGCAACGGGATGAATTTGATTTACATCGGGTGATGGGAGAGATTGCCCTAATAATCAAATCGAGTATTGACGAGAACTTTAACGTAGGGGGTCGGTACGGGAGCGGACCGTATGGGGGTGGCTCTGAACGCTGGCCTCTATCGCATAGAGTGCGGGAGGAAGGGGGGATTACTCTAACCGATACGGCACACCTTAAGGCATCTATTGTTGTTGTCCCTACCCCTCGGGGTGTTGTCGTGTCGAGTGCAAGAGAAGATTTCCCGACTCATCACTTTGGAGATAGGCGCGAGATATGGGGTGGCCCCATGATAGGTATATTCCCACCCCGTCCGATTGCGGTTGTTCAGGACGAAGACATTGAAGAGATTCAGGAAGTGATAAGCCGGAACGCTGAAAAGATCATTGGCTTTAAATAAACAGGGGCACCCACAAATCACTTAAAGGGTGCCCCTGTATTCGCGGGGAAGCGAAGGTGAACAGGGACAATATAACATATCTCCCGGTTCGATGCAAGCCCATAACGTTATGGGCTTATCCCGTTATTCATCCTAATTCGATCCTTGACCCAAGCAAGGTAACCCATTAATCCGTATTCCGAATTGTGCTTTGCCTCATCCAAGTCTTCCGCTTCCCCCTCTATCCTCACATCGTCAATGTACAGCAGTTCTCCGGTTACGTCATACAGTCGCCACTTGTATGACGTTGTTGTGGCTGACGTTATACGGATCGTGTATCCGGCTGCCTTGTATATCCACAAGGTTCCATCACACTTCTGTATCCACTGGAACTGCTGCGTCCGCTCCGTCGGTTTCCGCTCCTCCATTCGCTCCCCCGTTCGGTGTTGGTATTGAATCGATGAATTGCCTTTGGTCTACCTTCCGTTCCGTATACCATAGCTGGAAATTGGTTTCCGTTACCTTGTTGTACAAGGTTATTATATATACCTTCAGCCTTTCGACGGCTTCCCGGATTGCCGCAAAGTCCGTCCCCCTGTTCCCCGAATCAATCTGGTATGGACCATTGTACAAGGTCCATACCCAACGTTCCGAGCGCGTCCCCTTCTCTCCGGTTAACATAACGTGGAACCAGAATGATTCGACTTTGAATGTAGGATCATTGCCGGTTTGTAGGCTGGCCCTGATATACGAACCGTCGTCACTCTTCGCTATGTTGAAGTTCCTCATTCGTCATCCTCGGTTTCTTTATAGAACCTAATCACTTCGCCCCCGTTGGTCGACTCCACTATCTCGGCCTTTTGACCGTAAATCAATTCTATGCCGTTCCCTTCATCGTCAAGAATCATTCCCAGATAATACCTTGACCCAGTCGATGGGTCCTCACCCGTAATATCGCAGATCCCGACACTTGCGCGCCGAACCTTGACATTTCTGTAATACTCTTTCATTGCTTCCCCTGTATTCGTCAAGTGACATTTTATCTACGCATACGAAGTCGACACAGATAACGCCCTCAAGGTCCGGATGTGGTCTGACCTGTTGACCTACTCCCGGTTCCATCTCCACCCCGTCCGGTCCGATATACCCGATAATATACCGGGTATCACCCCCTCCGAGCGTTCCCGTAATTACGCTCCCGTGCGGGCCGGAACCGGGAACCACGATGTTCATGAATCGTTTTACCATATGCTTCCCTCGGTTAGCCCATAACGTTATGGGGTGGGGTTAGCCCATAACGTTATGGGGTGGTGGTCACTTCTTTGCAGTCTTTCGCTTTGCGGTCGGCTTTGCTTCGGTCGTCTCCGGTTCGTCGGGTGCGGTCGGCTGTTGCGTCGGAGGATACAGTTCATCGTGTAAATCGATTGCGTCCGACGAGTCATCCGTATACTCGAAATGCTTGTCCGTGATCCATACCCTTTCCGGTCTGTTGTACTTTCCATGTACGATAATCTCCACACTGGAACGGTCACGGGAAAGAGTCTTGTACACTTCCCCCTTTTTCACGTGTCCCGTGTCTTCGGTGATCTTTACGAATCGGTCTGCCATTGTCTTTCTCCGATTGATTGAATTGATGGAACCGAATGGTTCCGGTTATATAATCGCGAGGGTCACCAGTATGCTAATCGTCATTACGGCTACAGTTGCCACGTAAACCCATGCGTTCATTACCAACGGTTCAGGCTGTAACGTGATTTCCATAACCGAACGAAAGTGTTCCTGACACCTTCGTTTTGCTTCGCCAAGTGTGGAGACGTCGGAGCATACACGGTAATATACTTCGTCTCCCGGATCGTCTGACGCGTCGAAGATATTCCCGTTGTACACCTTCCCCGTCCGCTCCCCATTGTCCCACCCGTGAATAACGTACGTCCTGCCCCCTGCGTCCGCCGTGTGCTTTTCCGCTACCCCCGTATAAACTTCGGTCCATTTCAAATCCGGAATCGAGAAGTATTGTTTACGCTTTATCATCTTCGTTCGGTTTGGTTCTTTGTAGTTCTGCGATTGCGGAAGCAAGTCCGACGGGTTGACGCAATATCCGATCCTCCAAGGTCTTTAACGAGCGTTGCATTCTACCCGTTTCCGGGAATGTTACTAACGTCCCGTCGGTTGCCGTCCTTTCCACTTGCACGTTATCGGGTACTATCACAATTCCCGCCCGACCGAACATCTTGCACACTTCGACGAATGCATCTACGTCGCTCGGAATTTCATCGTCCCATTTCCCCGTTACCTGCTTTTTATCATACTCATCGATAAGCCTTTGTGCTTGGGCTAATGTCATTTCATCCCGTGTCGCCTCATCCCGATTGAGCAAGTCTAAGATGAAACGTATGATTGCGTGTATACCGTAGATGAATGCGACAAACGGGTTAATCCATTCCTGCTTTGGCTCTGACCTCATCTGCAAAATATCAACGGCGTTCTTTGGTCGGTATGCCATAGCGTCACTTACTCCGAATCGAATCTCTCTAATCGTCTAAGGTCGTAGCAGGTCCAACGAAACGCCCACTGTCCCGACTGTGCCCGTTGCCATGCTTCGTGAATAGGGGGCCGTTTAACTATCGTCAATCTCACATCTTGGGCACGCTCCGATTGCAAGGTGCGAACATCGGCTACGATTATGTCGGCTACGATATACTCCACCCCGTCAATCTCTCCGGTCAATATTCGGTTCTCCCGCATTCTGATATTTTGTATCTCCATTGCTTCCCCTATGTGTTGACCCCGTAACGTTATGGGTTAAAATGGTAATTCGTCCCGGTCCAAGTATTCGAGTATCTGAACCGCAACGGCTGCAACCTGAACCATCTCTTTTCTGAATCGTTCGAACGCGTCGCTATAGTCTCCGAGTTTTCCCGGCTTAGGGTTTATTTCAATATCCAACGCTTCCCTTGCAGCTTCCCCCACTTCCTCTGTTAGAACCGCAATCCACCCGCAAAGTGAATGGGTCTGAACTCCCCACTTTTCGTTTTGCCTTTCCCGTTCATCTCGAATTGCTTTGAATGCTTTCGTCGCTTCGCCTGGAACGAACACGGCCGTTTTGCTCATCTCGATTCCCCTTGTTTGGTTTGGTAGCCCATAACGTTATGGGCTAATCTGTGAATGCTTCGGTTTCGCTCGGTTCAACAAGTCCCTTCTTTTGCAGGAACTCGGTTAGCTTCTTTTCCTTTCGCTCTGCTTTGCGTCGGTCCTTCTCGGTTGTCTTGGTCTGCTCGGTCCGGATTATTTCGATATACCATTTCGGGAGGATCGGAATTCGAAATTCCCGATCGACAATGTATATGCCAGCGGCACGCTTCTTTGTCGTGTATCGGTCGGAACACTCCCGACAGAAGTGTATTTCGTTCCGGCCAATGCGCTGAACCTGAATCCCGATACGTTTCGTGCCGGTTGATTTGCAGACCGGACAGGGGACGGCGGATTCTAACATAGTAATAACTCAAATGAAAGGTTGAATTATTCAGCGGGTTAAGGGGTCGGCCTTACCATCATCTCCCCGGCTTCCCAGCTAACCCAATGCCCCCATCTCTCCATCACTTCCCCCTTTGACTTGTGTTATCCCTTCTTTCGTTGTACGGTTTCCGGTTTTCCCGATAATGCTTCAACCATTCCCCGGCAAGCTCCCGAGCACTCCCGTATATCGTTCCGGCCCTAACCTCCGCAATGGTCCCGTCGTTCATCCTGAATCTGTATTGGGTTTCTGAATACCCCCACGATCCCGGCACGACCTCACACCACCCATCCCCGATATAGTAAACGCCCCCGTCCGTTATGGTTATGAACTCTACGGGTTCAGCTTTCTCGTCTCTCGTGATTCGGGTTTGTGTCCATTCGCTCATATCGACTCTCCCGGTCCCGGCTGAACCTTCGCGCACGTCATACAAACAACTTCGGTATTCACTCGTTTCAGCAACGCGTTACTCTTGCTGTTCATGGATCATCACGTATCTTGTTCCGTCGTCACAATAGAACGTAATTCGATCTTCATCGAACAACGGGGGACGTTTGATAACTACCTTCGTTAGGGTCTTCCCCAACATATCCGATATGTCCAGATATTCGCACATTGTGATTTGATTAGCCTACAACGTTATGCCCTGAACTTTTCATCTACCTTTTTCATGAACTCAAATAGGTTTGCGGCTACCTGTGGAACGATAGCGTTACCCAATGCCTTTATTCTATATCGGTCCATCCGACCGGGTAACCCATAAACTGCTCCGTCCACTCCGGATTTAAGCAACCCCCTTTCCCCAATCGTACAAGATGCCCCACTAATGACCCATTGCGATTCACCATAGACGGGGGAAGGGTTGTGTTCTGTCCGTCGTTCAGCGTCAGAGTAGGCAACAATCCATATTCTATTTCTTTCGTGATCGGCTTCGACGGAAACAGCCGGAATAACGAACGACCCCGTTTCGTAACCAATACTCTCCAGGTTAAGTATCGTTTCTTCGAGCCCCATTTCAACGAACCCAAACACATTTTCTGCAAGTACCCAACGGGGCCGGACTTCGTCAATGATTCTGAACATCTCCGGCCAGAGCGCACGGTCGTCTTTCGCGCCCCTACGGTTCCCGGTGAATGAATACGGTTGACAGGGGAACCCCCCCGTGAGTAAGTCGATTTGTCCATTGTATCCCCTCCCGTTGAAATACGTGACGTCCGGAAATATCGGAGCATTCGGCCAGTGTTTGCGTAGTACCTTTCTGCAAAATTCGTCCCGCTCTACAAAGGCACAAACCTTGTGCTCATCGCCCCATACCCATTTTGCAGCTAACGAGAAACCGCCGATTCCGCTAAATAAATCTATATGATTCATTGCACCCCATAACGTTATACCCTCTACCCTTTGCGGTCCGTCGGGAATCGAACCCGAATAAGTCGGTTCCATTCAAACCCTTGACTACCCCATAGCGGACCACCCCACAAACCCCCGGATACCTATCACCCAATAATCGGCTCCGGTGTTTGCAGAGACGGAAGTTTTATTTCACTCGCTTCCTTTGCTCGACTTCAATTGTCCGCCTGTTTTCGATAAGGATTTCCATTATCCTTATCGCCTGTTCGGCTGTCATCAATTCAACGAACGGGGTTATTTCGGTTTCGTTGATCTTGGCAATCTCTGCCTTTCCAAACAACTCGATTTCGGCTATCCGTTTCATTGCGGCAATAACCCATTGCATCCGCTCTTCGCTTACTCCGTTTCCCATCACTTACCCCTTTGACTTGTGTTTACTCTGTCAGCCCATAACGTTATGGGCTACCAATTGACCGGGACGAATCCCTTTCCCTGCAAGGCCTTGTTTAGTCGAGTGCGGAAACGTTGCTGCTGAAACTTGTTCATTCGATCAATGTGTTCACCCGTTTCCCTTGCAAGCACTCGAAGCGAATTCAATTCTTTTGCCATTCGCTCTTCCTGCCGTTTCAACTCTTCCCGACGTTCCCTGTATTCAACACTCCGGGAAACGAGTTCGTCGATAAACTCATTCGTTATTTCCCGGTTGCGTTCCTCATCCTCCTTTGCCTTTCGTTGATCCCATAAACGTTGCGCTTCGTCAACGTCTTTCTGTGTGATTCTTTTGTTGTCCATTCGCTTCACCTTCTCGGATAATTCACTGTACCTTTCTTTCAACAGCTCTTTCAAAGCTTCATCCCTGATGATCCGTTCGGTGTGTCCGGCCATTGCGTCACCCCATTTCGATATATTCGCAGAACTCTTCTAATCGTCTGAACAACGGGGTCAGTGTCGTATCGCTCGACTCTCCCCGCACCTTTGCGCGAAGTGTGCTGAATGAATCGTTCGTGGTGATGAATATCGGCCTACATCCCTGCATCCTTTTTTCTACCACTGCAAACAGTGTAGCTATCGAGCGTTCCGTAAGCACCCCTTTGCCGAAATCATCAAAGGCCAGCACGTCGTATCCCGTCAGCCGATCAACGAACCGATCCCCTTCGCCGTCCGGTCCATACGCTATAGCTGACGCGTTACCGAACTCCGACCCCTCGAACACCTTTACGCTCCGTCCCGTATCCACAAACAACCGCTTAAGTACGAAATACATAACCCTCGTCTTAGCCGTTCCAGTCGGTCCGTAGAGGATTACCCCCCTCCCGGCAATCAAATGGCTTAGAGCCCCCTTTCCGGCCGTCCTGAATGCAGTCTGGTTCGGTAGCCTGGAGGGTGTTATATCCCCATAGTACCGGAGTCCCGGCAATACGTCGGTTACTATTGACTTCCTGTAATCCGTTAGCGCCTTTTGCGCTTCCGCTCTCTGGTAATGTCCGGCCTCACAGAGTATTGACGGACATATCTTCCGCTCTTCACCGAACAGGTATCGAATTTCCAATTCGTTGCCGCACCCCTCACACTTCCTGTTCTTCGCTATGCAATCCGAGCAAAGGGTTTCATACGATTCAGTCGAGCGCACCCGATAGACAATTGCCGTATACGGCTGCTTGCACTGCTCACAGAATCGAGGGACCTCCGATCGGATACTATCACCACCCTCGAATATCTCCGCAAGATCATTTGTCTTATCGCTCATTTAAAAAATCCTCCCGACGTCCGGTAATCAACCGGAGCGTTATTTATCTGCACCTTGCTGAACCAACTGTGTATATGCCGACGTATCCCCCGCTCGGTCTTTCGTTTCTTCGGATTCGCTTCGTTCCATGCCGCAAGCTTTCGCAGTTCACCTATAGCGTTATGGGGTTGCATTGCATATTGCTTGCAGAGCTTCCGCACGCCATCCTCCCGGACTACATAAAGCTTTCCGCCCCTCAATGGAATTCGAATGTGTAGTTCGTTTTGATTCTTCGGGAACAACCCTTCGTCATTCATCCCCGCCCCCCGAGGACGATCGATCGTCCAACTCCATAAGGATAATGTTCCGATCAAGTAGGGTCGATACCTTGAAAGTTAGTTTATCCGCTTTCGCGCGTTCCTTGTACCTGTTATACTCCCCCATCGATACGATGAATTCGCCCCCGTTGTTTTCCGTGATCGTACCCAACAGGTTCAATAGCATATCGCGTTGCTCTTTGTATGTCATGATCTATCCCTGTACTCTTCGATTAGACCCAATGTCTCACCAATTCCCCGCGACAATGTCAAAGCCGCGATCGGCCCCGTTATGCCGCGTGCATCAATTATCTCGGTTATCGTCACGGGATACTCCCCCCGATTTATCAATGCCCCAATGATGTACGTCCTACTCGTGGGAATCTTTGTCTGTGTAGCTCTCCCGCGTGTTTTGAAACGACCGGCTATACCCGGCTCTCTGGAGTGCGCCCTTATCCGGATGGCTATTGCAATCACGGGGTAATCAATCCGAATGATTGATAAGTCCTTGTGCGATACAACCTTGCCGTCCGCCTTGTATAATCTTGGCTCACCTACCCCCCGGTCAATTCGACCCCCGATCAACAGTGCATCAAGCCATTGCGATTCACCGTCCCTCAGTTCCTCCAACATATCTCCCCCGTGTGATTTGATTAGCCCATAACGTTATGGGCTTAGATATAACCGGACCCTTGGATTCCATCGAACCGACACCCGTACAACCTTCCCGTTCCCGTCATGTAGCGTTGATACCGTAACGTCCGGATTGTTGCGCAAGGATTCGAGAATGATTGATCTATGGTTAGTCGCCTTGAACGATGTTCCCCCCGTGTATCCACCCTCCCTGTGTCCCCGCTTAGCGAAGTATAAGAATTCATCAATCCCGATAACTCCGTCACGGAATTGTTTCCGTCTCCGTTCGGCTGCATCTTGTGCATCCTTCCCCACCCGTTCCCATGCCGTCCCCAATTCTTCTGCAAGTTCCTTTGCACTCATCCTATTCACCCCATAACGTTATACCCCCTGTTCCCGGCGGAACTCCCTCCGATCCCGAACCCTCTCCCTCCGGTGGTATGGATCGGTGTTCAGTAAGGCAATAGGGAGTTAGTGTATTCGCCTTGTGTGTAAGCCTTATCGATCATCCGAATCCCGCTCCCGGATTTTCGAGTCTTTGAAATTTTGAAAATTCGGCGCAGCGCGCTTCCGTATTTAACGGAAAGAGAATACTCTGAGAATATAGAATTCAAGTACAGTAAGAGAAGAAGAGTAGTACTTCAGTCTTTAGTATATCCCTCAGTATTTAGTAGTTCGGGATTAGCCGGTTACGGATTACCCGTTTACGGTTGTTCCGTAACCGGTGGTGAATTTAATCGCTCCCCTTTGAGGGGGTTACCCTTGGATTCAGAACGGGACTCTCGTAAATAGTCCACGCCCCCAATCCCTTCCGACCCCGCTTATCCCGGCTCTGTTCGAATACCATGTAACCCAACTCCTGTAATTCCCTCAATCCAGCTCGAACCGAATCCCTGCCGTCCTTCCCGCTCTGCTTAACTAAGTCGGCTATGCTCAATTCCCAATCGTCCGGCTTTGTCAGTAGATAGGCAAGTATGGCCCGGGCTTTCCACGATAAACGCTTATCCTGAAAAACTTCATTCGATATAACCGTAAAGCTCCTGTTCTTAACCATCCTGTGAATCCTCTTCATCACGATTCCCCGTTTTGTTCCGACCCCATAACGTTATGCCCTTACGATCCTTAGAATCGTTTCGTCGTCTCCGTCGGGACCCGCTTCGATTGTCAACCGCGCAGAGTAATTCGGTTTTATCGCAACCTCTCCACGCTCGGTAATGTATAGCGGTTCTTCCTCTGTGTCCCGATCCCCCGGTAATTCCGCTTCGTCCGGATCGAACAAGATGGTTTCACCTGCGCAGATCATAGGCTGCTTCTCCCGATCAAAGCGCAATTCCAGACCGTACTTTTCCGCAATCGTCCGCAATCCATCAATTGCCCTATCTGCATCCCGTCCGCTTGGATCAAATGACGTCGTGTTTGTATCTAAACCGAAATGACTGAATACGGCAACTACCATATCTCGCTTTTCGATCTTCCGTTTCTCTTTCATCTTCTCTCCCGTGATTTGTGTTTGACCCCATAACGTTATGGGCTATCGAACCTTAAGGCTCGATTCAGTTGTCCGGATTGCGTACTGTGTGGAAACGCTTCCCCGTGTCAGGTACGCAATCAGGTTTATCAGAATTGCTCTGTGTCGCGACACTTCGTTAGCCGGGTTCAGTGCGTTGTATATTGTGTTCGTTGCGTAACCCGTCTGCTTACCTGCAAGGCGAACCCCCCCGGCCTCTTTCACTAACCGGGTCGCCACGTCCCGTAGTTCGGACTCGTCAACTATGTGCATATAATTTTTCACCGTGTATCATTCAGTCCGATTGATTGCGTTTCATCGTCCCATATAAACCGGTCGTCGTATCGACCATCCCGATACGCTTCGGTTGCAGCTTCCGGAGTAAGGCGAGTCCAGAACCCCCGATTCGAATACGCACCCGACAAGATCAGGTTCAAATGTTTCCGACCGGTAATCTCTGTTAAGTATAGTACGCCGGGATTATCTGGCTCGTAATCCGCCCACGCTAACTTTAGGTTCTCACCTACCCCTTGAAACCCATCCGCGTTCAATATCCCGACGTGAAATGTATTTGCCATTTCCAAACCCCAATATACGTTAATTACTACGATCGTACAACACTTGTCGAAAATAAATATTCGTCTATACTTGCTCCGACATCGCTGCATGAACTTCGAACTCTACCCCCTGCAACCTCCAGTTATTCCGGCTGATTATCGTAATCACGTCTCCCGCTGCATCAAAGGATATATCTTCCCCGTCCTTCAACAGTCCGTACTTTCGAAGTAGTGTTTTCTGTTTCAGTGTTGCACTTCCCTTGTTGATCCCTTCAATAAGGGATTGAATAAGCTTCCCCGCTTGCCGTTTGTCGAGTGTCGATAGTACATCCTCCGGAACCTTGAAATTCCTTAGTGCTCTTTCCTGTCCCTCCGTCATTGGTAGCCCATAGGCGACCGGCTTTCGAATGCCCATAACTGCGAATGGATCGACGGCCGTTTTCGTGTATTGCGCCCCCTTGGCTTTCAGCTTTGCACGTGCTTCGGCTTCGGCTGTCAGACGTTCGGCGTCTTTCGCTATATCAACCGCACTGCGAGAACCATTCTTTCGAGCGTTGCGTATCGCTTCCTCGATTGACTCCGGAGACGATCCGGGTGATAGTATATCTATCACCGTCGTTAGTTTATGTTGATGGCTGACACCGACAATGTCGGTAACGAGTAGATCAGTTTTCCCGTTTGCCATACTCTCGACATAGTCGCGCCCGAGCAGGCGCGTTCCACGTCCTACCATCTGCGTATATAGCGACGTGGATTTTGTCGGACGTGCCATAACCAAGTGCGACACGTGCGGCATATCCGCCCCCCTCGTCAACAGCATGCAATTGCATAGGTACTGTATATCCCCTCGCTTGAAACGGCCAATGTTATATTCCTGATCCTTATCCGCTCCCGATACGCTTGCAGCATATCCCGGAAGATGATTGTTTATACTCGACGCCACCCGTTCGGAGTGCTCGACGGATGAACAGAATATCAACGTCGGACGGGTGCCGGATTCGTTGATAGCAATTTGCGCAACCTCTAAAACGGATTGCTCCTGAATCATTATCGCGTCTAATTCATCCTCTTTGAAATCACCTTTCGCGGTTACCTTCACCCCTTCCAGATTGATCGTAGCAGTATCGACAAAGTTCTGTTGTATCGGAACCAAGTACCCCTCTTCTATCAGGTCCCGGATTTCGATTACGTCGGAGATGGTATCATAACAACCGCTCCCCAACAGCTTAAGGTTATCGGTTCGCTTCGTTGTTGCGGTTACCCCTAATGCTTTAGCCGAATCGAAATACTTTCGGATCGTCCATGTTCCGGGTGTTGCGTAATCCGCTTCGTCGATAATCATAATCCGGAACGTATCCGGGTCGAACTTGTCGAGCCGGTTCCGCATTGTGTCGAGCGTAGATAAAACGATCTTCGGAATGTGACGAGGGTTCAGGTGATGGTCTCCGGATTCGTACCCGATCGACCCGATACCGAATCCCGCAAAATCGTTTAACGCCTTGCGCCCCTGTTCCAGTAGTCGAAATTGTGGAGCAAGAACCAGAGCACGCCCCCCGTGCTCTGCAAGGTATCGCCGTACAACCTCGCTGTATATCACGGTCTTACCTGATCCCGTAGCGGCAACGAGTAGCGCACTATCGACGTCGGATAAATCCGATAGTATACTATCGGATGCCTTTGTCTGGTATCCCCGTAGGTCGTAAACCGTCTGTGTGTGATTTGACATTTTGGTTTCCCGCTTCCCCTTGACGGTCCCCCGTCGCTACGTAGTTACCTTCCTGTTCCGGAATTCGGTTACGTCTAACTCCAACAGTTCCCCGTATTCATCAATGGCGCGTACGCACGGAATCCCCGTAATCGTTTCGAGTATATCGTCGGGTTCCATTCCGATAACATCGGGTTCCGCTATCGACTCCTCTATAAGATCCCGCAACGCTACCAACACATCGTTAACCTGCGCAATATTAACCTCCTCCTTCCCCCCTTCCCGCTCGGTTATCGCCTTTGCTATGTCGTTCAGCTTAATTGACACTGTGTCCTCCGATTGAAATATCTGTTGTTGATACCCGTACCCTTGCCCCCTTGTCGTCTACGTCTAACAGCTTGAACTCTACTCCCACCGTGGCATTCAGAGCCTTTGGAATGTGGAGGGTAAACGGTCCATACTCCCGGACGAGTAAGGCAAGAATTGCTCTTTGATCGTCACTTTGTACCCCCTCCCGTGCCATGTCCAGAGCGTGGCACGTTGCCGCGATTTCGATTTCCGATAATTGTTCACCCCTTCGAAGTTTGCATTTCATGCAATCGCAGGTTTCCGTTTCTTCTTTCATTGCCCGTTCCCCCGACGGTTCCCCGTCATTGATTTAATGAAATATCGTTTCCCCGGTTTCGCTATCCCGGTCCGCTCTGCGAACCGGACGAATTCAATAGCTTTCGAAGCGTACGTAAATTCAAGGTGCGGGAATGTGCGTGTTACTTTGAGCGTATCGCCTGAACGCTCGACTATCGTAAACCGACCGGCAACTGTGATTTCTTCGTTCATCGCTTCCCCCAATGTGTGATTCTGTTGAAATTTCGAGGGTCAGCCCATAACGTTATGGGCTACTCGTCCCCGTCCTGTACTCGTCGGTATCGTCCCCGTGATGGTTTCCGACCGGCACGGAATGCGGATAATTGCTCCGACCGTTTCCGCACCATCCTATCTATCCCCTCCACCGTCAAGTATATTTTCCTCCCCTTCCGTATGTAATCTCGGTTCTCTTTAAGGAGGGGTACGCACTGGTATGCATAACGCTTGCTCCCCTTCGTCGTCTGGTATCGCTTGCCGGATACTGCAACCCGTACCCATTCGGCATCGACTTCGTATCTCGTTTCTGTTGTGTGCGTTAACCGGGTTACTATGTCGGCTGCATCCTGCGTGTTGTATAGTCCGTCACTTTCCGAGTTCCCACTTGTCATAGCATGCCCTAAGTTCAGCTTTGATTATCGGGTTGTCTATCGGTATATCCTTCCCGTCGAACTTCAACCAATTGTATATTCCCGCTATATGCCCCTTCGTCAATGTGTCGGTTGTCCGTTGCCCCGTCAGGCAGTAAATCAACAGACGGGTTTGATTCTCTGCGACCTCCCGGTTTTTCTTGCCGGGAAATACCTGATACGTAAGTGCCGTGTACAATTTCCAGACGTCATCCTTGTTCGCGGACTCGGAATATTTCGGGTCCGACCCGATTTTCTGAATGAGTGCCGCTATCTTATCGGGAGTATAGGGGTCCGATCGCTCCGGAGCATTGCCGTTTTTGGCGGTTTCCTTGGTCGTCACGGTGTTTTTATGTACTGCCCCTTGTCCGGATACCCCCCCTGTAGTTTTATTCTCACTACGGGGTTCTACGGGGGTCGTCTGTTTTGCGTACCCTTCCCCATCCAGGTCGTTATCTACATCGTCCGTAATGCCGAACATCTTTGCAACCGCCTGTTTCACCGCTCCCGTAAATGCCTTTGCGGTTGCCTTATCGTCTAACGTCCCCTTTTCGGCTGAAAGAATTGTCGAAGCTCCGCACGTCCAACGCTGGAGAATAAAATCTTCCGGTTCCTCCACGTTGGTATAACGTACCTGAATCGTCCCGTAAAGAATCCCGTTCTCGATTTTTACGCTATCCTCGGTTACCGTGACCGCTACCCCGTGCCGTTGCAGGGGTGCGCGAATTGCGTTAAGTATATCGGACTCTTTGTGATAGTCGTAACCGAAATGTTTGTTCCTCCCTTTTTTCGGAACGGATGTAACCTCCGCTTGCACCTTGGAAATTCGTTCGTAAATATTCGCCGTCTGTTCCGTCGCCTTTTTCGTTGCCATTGTTTTCTCGTCTGTGTGATTTGTGTTTATGGGGTGAAACCCCGTAGAGTACCGTGGCAAGGGTATAACGTTATACCCTACGGGGTCCCGTGCTACGCAAATGCGTTTATCGCTGGCTCTTCCTCTTCATCCGGGGAATCCTGCATAAGGTCCGGATCGGCTTCGACCTCAATCTCTTCCCCTTCCTCTACCGTGCCGACGTCGTCGGCTTCCTCATCCCCCACTTCCTCCGTTCCGAAATCATAGTCGTAATGCAATAGATCCGGATCGTTACGAAGATCTTCGGGGGATTCCTTATACTGCGTATCGGAAACCCATCCGATATTTACCCGTGTCCCGTCCGGATACTCATACCCTTCGACGGGTGCAAGATGTTCCTCCGAGTCGGGATACATTTCGTTCTCCCGTCCCTTCGTGTACGGGGAAATGTACTTCGGAAGTGACTCCCGGTTCAGCCGGTTCAGTGCAGAATTAATCTGCTTGAGTGCGGTTTCGATTCCGTCAACGATCGGAGCATATAGCGTTCCTTCGTTGTCTTCGCTCTGATAAGCGGAGACAATTTCCGTTAGTGCCTTTGCCGACCGTTTCAGTTCACTCACCTTTGCGGCAACATCTTTGCCGCACGTGAACACACGCTGTAGGTGGTCCGGGAGAATATCCCCGTTGGCATCTTCGGTAATGTATTTATTCTCCGGTCGTGTCTCGATTACGTCCGGCTCTTTCGCTTTGCTCGGTTTCGATCCGACCGGAGTCGTACTAACCTTGTGCGTTTTGCCGTCCGTGCCGATACGCTCGGTCGGTGTATCGTCTCCGAAAATTTCCTTCCTCATCTTGCCGACGAAAGGCTGCGACACCTTAGCGCAATTCGCTATATACGTATCGGACCGCTTGGCGAATTCAGGATTCTGCAAAAGCATAGTTACGGCCTTGCGTATATCCTGACGGGTGCGACGTCGACCGTGTTCTGCATTCGCTCCGGTCGCCACCTTAATCGCATCTTCCTCGGTTCCAAGTGCCAGACGTACGGGGATTGTCTCCCGTCCTACATGCTGGTAAGCGGTTAGCCGGTGGAATCCGTCGGCTATGTACGTCAATCCCGTATCCGGATTATATATCATCTGAATTGCCGGGAAGTCAAAATTCGGATCTTCCAGGAGAAACGGGGCCAGCTCCTCCACTGCATACTCCTTATCGAACCCTACCCGTGTCTGTGTAATTTTTCGGGTGGTCATTAGCGGATCACGGCCGGGATGGTAGAATATCGTTCCCAGTGGCACCCGTTGCGGTTCGATGGAATTCATTTGAATTACGTACCCGTGCGCCGCACTGCTACGGGTCGGGGTTTCCGCTCCGATAGATTGCAGTTCCTCCATCGCCCCCCGTTGTGCGTCGGTCAAATTATCTTTCTTCGTTGTCGGTTCTCCCCCCTCCGGTTTTGCGGTTTTTGTCTTGGTTGATTTGGTCTTGGTTGCGGTCTTTGCCTTCGGCATAGTAAGCCCTCGATTGATTAAGGTTGTGTGTATCGTGTGCGGTCCCGCACTCTGTTAGATGGTTGCGTAATGCTGCTGCACAATTTTCGATATAGCCCCGTTCGCCCACTCGTAAGGATCTGGCGTACCGCTCACCTCTAAACAGTAG